GAGGGGTACAAACCCGTTGCAGAAACGTCAAGGTTGGAAGAAATGTTGATCCGGATGTCAGGAACTCCTTCTGCCGCTGACACCAAGAAGGCATGGACAGAAGTCAAGGTTATCGTTTCCGTTGCTTGATTTTTGGAAGAAAGGCCCCCGGATTTCGGTCTGGGGGCCTTTCTTGTTACGTTGGATTGCCTATGGGGTTGACTTTGGTGTAGCCTACGTATGTTGGGCATCAAAAATTGGAGGATCCCATGGCAGCAGATGCAACCTCGAAAGCCATACCTGGAAACGCAGATAACCATCCCGCTAACGGCGTGGGCGGAACGTCTTATCTGTATGATTTCGGCACCAGCCCCAATACCAGGACGGCAGTGTCACAGAAGGTCAGGATTTTGACCCCGCATTACGGGGATTCGTCGGCAATGAATCAAATGGGAGTAATTTCCCAGTTTGCCCCGACCGAAAGTAAAACGGTTGAACCGGTCCGCGGTATCGGTTTTGGCGACAAGGTTGCCGAACTGGTTCCGTCGGTTACGGAACCAACTACCGCGAACTTTGAAAGAGCCTTGCTCTATCTCTGCAATCTCTGGCAGGCGACCGGGTATGCGGCAGGGGTTGATGGGCCTGTCCGGTCGTTACGTCATCACCGGTGGCCATTTGACGTTGAACAGCAGTTGGTGTTTTCCAGCCTCGTGGACAGTGACATGGGCCCGGATTATGCCAACGTGGGATGGAATGGGACTTCGGGCAAGTTTGACGGCGGCGTCAAGTCAATATCCTATCCATCCGTAACGCCAGACCCCCGCAACGAACCATCAAATGGGAAGCACGGTCATTCCGCACTCATCACCATCTACGAAGCGGTCTGGTTTACCAGTTGGAATGCGACTTTCGCCAAGGATTCCGGGATGATTATGGAATCGGGCGACATCATGGTTTCTGACGTCCATGACTTTGCCAGCATGTACGGGGAATTCCTTGCTACCGGCAATGATCCGACCATCGGGCAGCTTGGATCCATCCGCTTTATTGGGGCTGAAGGCTTTGCTACGGCGCAAGCCGGCAGTGGCATTAGTGGTGGGTCGTCAACTTCTGCCTTCGTGAACGCTTGATTTTGAGTCCCGACGGCTGTAACAGGTCGTCGGGACATTTACAGGTTGGGACCGGGATTTCGGCCTGGCGACCTTGTTCAGATGGACTGTCACATGTACGGATGGTTCGGACCGCGTTTCTTCCGCCCTGATGTATGGGTTGGTAAGATTGATGTGAAAATACGGACGGAAAACGCTTCTTGAGCTGTCCCTGTCGCCTATGGCCGTTTCCCATGAAACAGGGAGACGGTTTCTATGTCAAACATTTCCTTTACTGTCCTGGAAAAGGTTTTTGCTCCCATTGAAGCCATTGGCCACGATGAATTGGTGGTTGATGCGGGGGGGACTTCGGTCACGCTTCGGGTGCTTCTCCCGGAAGAAGAAAACAACGTCCAGCGGTGGGCGTCGGAAGTCATGCCGGAAGAAAACCGGAAGACGACTGTAGACGCCATGGACTACCTGGAACGGTTCAAGGTCGGCATTTTGTCCTATGCCATTATTGGCGTTAGCGGGCAGGATTTGCATGACGTTGATTTCGTGGAAACCGGAGAAACCCTCCCTAACGGGGCCAAAGTCAAGGTGTCTCGTAACGTAGCGTTGCGGGGGGTTCTTTTCAAATGGTCCGGCGCCCTGAGGACTCGGTTGTTCAACAAGTATGCAGAACTTCTGAAGCACATGGAAACACGGGCTGAAGAAGCCATCGTTTACGAACCTTCTGATTTGGATACCGAGATTGAACGTCTTGAAATTCGTCTAAAAGACCTGAAGAATGAAAGGGATCGGCAAAAGGCCGGAACCTATTCGGGATTGTCCGAACAGATTCGTGCCGTAGCAGCACTGGATTCTGACCGTCGTCAGGACAATTTGGATGCCATGGCCAAACTTTCGGCTGTACGGGCGGATGCGTCCCAGCAAACCTTAGCTGAAGCAGCCGGAATTGATCCAAATCAAATCGACCCAACCCAGGTCAAGGTAAGAACCCCCGGATGGGAAAAAACCCCTTCCGTCCCCCCGCCTGAAAGAATTGAAACAGCTCCCGCCCAGCAGCCCCCTGTTTCTTCCCCTGTTGGAGGGGATTCATTTGTGAATGCTTCTGATCCTGATGCTTTGGCAGCGGAAGCTATTGCGGAAACCAACAGGTTGGTTGCAATGCGGAGAAGAGTAGCTAAAGAAGAAGCGGAAAAGGCATCTGTTGAAACTCCGCAAGCATTTGCTGCCGGGCACCGTCCCCCGCACCTGGATGCGGCCGAAACGGTTGTGGAAACGAATTTGGATTCTGAAGAACTGCGTTTGTTGCGGAAGGCTCGGGAAGATCGGGAGACACCTGTTGGGACTCTGGAAGGGGCTCCGGTGTACAAGATGCCTTCGGAACCACTGGAACGAAAAATGCCGGCTTTTGACGGTAAGCGGCTACCCTTGAACAGTCCTGTTCCGAATCAAGGACGGAACCCAAGATTTCAACCACCAAGAAACAAGATTTGATGTTCTATGCGTGCCCTTCCTCCTACAACGGTTGAACAGCGATCTTCACTTTACGGTGATGTTGAAACACTTGTAACAGTGGGGTTTCTTTCACATACGGTCCAAGTAGGGGATTGGCCTGTTGCTTTGAGAACGTTGTGCCCGGGGGATTTGCATTTGTTCCGGTCCCGTACTTTCAAAGGGGCGGATGCAGACTGGCAGGTGTGGATGTTGGCGGCATCCATTTGGATGGTAGACGGTTATTCCTTCCTGGAAGAATCCAATTCTGCCTGGAAGTTGCACGAAGCCATCAAAAAGTTTCCCAAGTCCGTCAAGGACCTGTTGTTCAGTTTGGTAGCTGGGTTGTTTGCCCGACAAGACAAGGCGTTTGAAGCTCTGGAACCTTGGTGTTTTGAAGGGCAGTCCCGGTTTAGATGGCGGGCTTTGAAGGGTCTTTCTGTTGGAATGTGGTCTGGCATTCCTGGAGTTGAAAAGCTTGGCCTTAATTCCTTCCAACAGATGTGGAGGGCGTTTAACGAAGTTGAAGATCAACGCCGCGATGATGAAAGTTTGTGGGAAGGTTTTAAGTTGGTAGCTTCGGCTTCAGCCCCCAAAGGGGTCAAGAAGATTGACCAGCAAGACAGAAACCGACGCAAGGCTGAAGAAGACCGGCGTCAGATGGTTCTCGATCGATTTTACTACATGACGAAAGGGATAATTTCCGGAAAGACGGAAAAGGGTTCTGACCTAAGTGAGGATCTTCCTGCTTTGGTTTATGCCTCCAAGGATCCTGAACTGCTAGCTGATGAAATGTACAGGTGGGTTACGGGCCAAGAGGATGCCCATGACCAGGTGGTTAGTGCTTATAAGCGTCAGATCAGGGAACGGCATGAAGCTGAAAAGGCAGCACGGGAAGCACGGCGGTTGGAACTTCAACGGAAGCAAAAGGAATTGGAAGAATCGGGAATGCCGAACCGATTGATTGCATGCACGGCGGAACAGCTTGAACACATGCTCCGGGACCGTAAGCCCGGTATCAGGACTGTTGTTGACGGAAAAGGTGCAATCAATCCGGAACGATTGTATGACAAGTATGTGGCTAAGCAACCGAATTCCGGTTTACTTCAAGGAACGGCAGACGGAAAGGTTGTGGATCCAACTGGGGTCACCAAAGAAGTTTTGCAGGATTTGGTAAATTCCAGACAGGTTCCTTTCAGCGTTAGCAAAGAAGGATGATGGGTATGGCTGGCGCTCATGATACAGTAATGCAACTGGCGATCAATCCCCGGCTTATGGGGCGAAATCTCACCAGGGATATGCAGAAGATGCAAGCGACTCTGGGACGTAACCTCGGTCAGGTTATGTCTGAAGCGGCGGGCGGTCGCTTTACGGACAAGATGGCAGCCGAAGTCCGGAAAAAATTTGAATCGCTGCAAAGTGATCTGAAGGATTCCAGGGAAAAAGCGGAAAGGGCTGCGGAAAAATTGCGGGATACTGCAATTTCCGTACAAGAACGTTTGCAGCAACGGGCTATTTTGGATTCTGCCAAACTGGAATACGATGCCTTACTTAAGCGATACAAGGCAGAAGAAGACAACGTTAAAGCAGTCGCTTCGCGTCGTGTCAAATCTTACGATAAGGAACTGGAAACCGTTGGTATGAAGATGGGCCAGAACGCCGAAAGCTTCGGCGAATCTTTGCATGACATTTTTTCCGACCTGACGTCCAAGGACCTTGGGTCCATGCTTCAAATTATTTCGAAAATGGGTCAAAAAGCCAAGTCTGCTGGGGACATGGCTCGTGCGGGTCAGGGTGTAGGGACTACGGGTAAAGTTTTGGATAAAGTAGGCGGGGTGTTAGGGAAAATCGGGCCTGCTTTGATGGCCATTGGTGCTGTTGTCGCTGGTTTTGCCGCCGTGATAAAACTGATCATTGATGCAGACGCACAGGCTAAGGAACTGCACCGTACCTTGATGGAAAGCGGTACTTCTCTTGGGGATATGGTAGGGGGGGCACAAAATGTTAAGAAAGCATTTGATGAGGTCAGGGACGCCGCCGTTGACCTTCGGAACAACTACAAGTGGGGAACGCTGGCAGCGGACCAGTTAAAAATCCTTGGGGCGTTCAACAACACGGTCTACACCCTGAAAAAAATGGGAGATGGGTTGGGAAATGCCGAAGATAGGATGAAGGCATACCAGCAAGCTACATCGGCCGCCTTAATTTATTCAAAGCTGTTGGGGGAATCTGCTGAAACCGTTACACAGCAGATGGGCGACATGATGGAAGAACTTGGGTTGTCCTTGACGGGAGTTAAGGAAAAGTTTGCCGCCATTTACGATGCGGCCCAATCCAGCGGATACGGGACAAAACGATTTTTCGGAATGGTCCTTCAGGCGACAACCGGCATGTCTATGTACAATGTCAGGCTGGAACAGACTTCCGCCATGCTCCTGAGTTTGAATAAAATACTCGGGTCCAAGTTCGGGCAAGAGTTTTTCAGTAAGCTGACCCAGGGGTTTTCTAAGCAAAGTGCGCAAGAAGGCATGAAGACTATCATGATGGCAGGAGCGGACACTGTAGGGAAAGCTTTGTCCGGTACGGCAAAATATGCTGCTGACGGTTTCGTCGACATTTTTGAAAAATCCATAAAACCAGGGGGTGATTTTGGGGATGCGTTGTCCAAAGCCTTCAATATTGACGGTAAGAAATTGGCGGCGGATCTTAAGGATCGGGACAAACGGGAAACCGCTTTGGATGCGTTGGTCGGTAAGTTGAAACAGATGGATCCGAAAGCTTTTGCATCGGCTGTGGCGACTGTGACCAAGGATTCAAACAGTAATGTTGCCAGGGGATTGCAACAACTCAGGACGCAGGCCAAAGGCATCGGAGGGGATCTTGGGGATCAAATGCAGGCCTTGCGGGCGTTGGATCCTGGGGCCGCTTTGGTCATGCACTTCAAAGTCTTGGAAAAGTGGACAAAGAAAACCCCAGAAGAACTTCAGGATTTAGGGGCCATCAACCAGATGTTTGCAGAAAATTCTTTGGGGATGGACACAGAGATGCAGGATCAATTGAAGAACATCGGAATTAGTTCGGTAGGCGCCTGGAAGGAAATGTCTACTTTGAAGGATAAACAGTTGTCTCCTGCGGATTTGGAAAAGGAACAAGCTAAACAGGTAGCGGCATGGGGGGCTTTTTCCGACAAGAGTGGCAAGATATGGGCCGGTAAGTTGGATGAGAATGGGAAAGCTGTTGCTACCAGTATGGGTCCTTTGAAGGATGTCTACGACCTTATGTCTGGGCGTGTATCCGCAGATCAGAAAGTCAACGAAGTCATGAGCAAGCAGGAAGCTTTGGCTCAGCAAGTGGCTTCAAACACAACTGAAATGACTAAAATTCTTGAACAAGGTGTTCAGGCTGTCTTGAACAAAATATACACCGCTGTCCAAGGTATTTGGGGGAAAATGGGAGGTTTGTCTGAAGGTGAACAAAAGGCACAAAGGAAGGCACTTGAAGCACAGGATGCAATCATCAAGTCGCTCCAAGAAAGACAACGCGAATTAGCTATGAAAGCATCAACTGCCGAATTGGGTGTGAAAACGGCGACGACACCGGAAGAAAAATTAGCGAAACAGAAAGAATTGGACACCCTCAATTCGGAAATGGATCGAAACCGTCAGCATATTGCTGATGAAACGGAACTTTCAAAAGCGATCCAAAACCAGACCTCAAGTAATTGGACCTTTGATAAAAAGGCATCGGAATTTCTGTCGGAAGCCCAAAAAATGCGGGAAGATCAAAAAAAGGCTCCTGCTGCCGGCACTGTGGTTACAGGCGAACAGGTAGCCGGAGGGGTTTCCGGGCAATTTATGAAGGACATATCGGGGATAGCTAAGTGGGTGTCAGGCGTGTTCACCGACGGGATGGAAGGAGTGGAAAAGACCGACGTCAACCTTTCCAAAAAGGAAGAAATACAGAATAAGTACGAAGACAAGAAAATGGAGGACAAACGGATTGCTACTGCCAAGAACAAGTTGAATCCTGACTTGGCCAAGAAGATTGCGGAAGAAAACCAGAAGGGATCACTCAAGTCGGCCCTGGCGGCCGGAGGGGTTCCGACCAACATGATTGATGAAGTCGCCGAAGCCATTATGGGCGGGCGTCCTGCTGGAATCAACATCGCTCCTGACAAAGCTCAGGAATTGTTGGATAAATTTGAAACTACAATGGGTCCGGCAGGTGCAAGCAAATTCCGCGTTTGGGCTGGAGCGCAGAAGGACTTTATGGCCAGGATTGACGGAGGCGGAGCTATTCGGGATGTTGTTTCTATTGACGATCAAGACACCATCATGGGGGTCAAACCCGGCGGCGCCGTAGCTAAGGCCGGACGTAAGGTTGCCGGAAAAGAGGGAAGCGGCAAGACCGTAATCAATTATTTTACGCTTAACGACACTGGCAGGGGGGCCTTGAAGGTGATTCAGGACGCCCAAGATGCCGGGGCTTTGTGAGGGATGAGTGGGTGACAAACAGCCAGTATTCAGATCCGCTTTTCAGTCGGCGGATGATGAAAATAACACCAGTCTTGGGATCAAACCTGTCATCTTTGATATCCTTGGACCAGACCAGGAAACAAGTTTGTTGCCGGATTACATGAAGATGGTTCTGCATGTGAACCCGTCTACCATGACGGTTAACTACAGTAAGATCATCGAACGTATTCAGACCAAGGGGGGGTTCGTTGAACAGCATTGGGGTGAAGGTCTTGACACCTTGGACTTCAACATGGCCACCGGCGGTTTTATGCGCCTTTTTTCTGGTCTGTCAAATATCACCGGGGGTCCTGGGTCTTTGGATGTCCAGGGAAACCGTAGGGAAACCATTTCTTATGACAAGTATTTGGATTTTCTGGCCTTATTCCATAACAACGGGTCTGTGTATGACATTACTGGAAAGATCGTGTTTCAAGGTGTCGTTAAGGTGACTTTTGATGGTGGCGTTTACTTTGGTGTTTTCAATGATCTGAACGTTGACGAAACAGCGGAAAAACCTTATCAGTTTACGTTGAGTTCCACGTTTACGATCCAGCGGGAAATTTTGCGTATTAGAACGGTTCCAAACTGGAACCCGGATGTTGGAAGTTATTGGCAAGAAAACCAGACCCCGGATTGGGTGCCGGATTTGTTTGATCCTAATCGCTTGAATCAAGGGCAAAGGGTTGAATGATGGCAGCCGAACTTCAAACTTTGGACCAGGCGTCCGCACAAAACGCTTCCCAGGAAGGTTCTACTAGTTACGGGGATGCACGTTCGCGTTTGGTCACTTTGTCCGTGCAGACGCCGCCTGCACCTTCGGCTTTCAAAGGAATACCGACAGGTCCTGAAATAGCCCTTGAATGGGAAGCGCAGCAAACTGACCAGGTGGAGTTGTCTGATTCACTTCTCCGTAATCTGTCTCCGTTCATTATCCAGATTGAACCGCCGGCCGTGTTCGCTGATTTGCTGGCCCCTTCCGAACAGGCGTCCGGCGTTCCACAACTTGACCTCTACGGAACCGCAAACGGTGGGTTGGCTACTTACGCCGTTGCCAGAGAAGCGTTGGTTGCGTCGTCTTTGTACGGTGGATTGATGGGACAAGGGACAGGTAGTGTTGAATCCGTGGAAGAATTTGCTGTTCGTTCCTATGGATCTGAAACACTTGCTTCTGGGGAGGACATTCCCGTCGGTAGTCCGGTTCAGGAAGATTGGTTGGCGGCTGCCGACACTATCCGACAGATCGTTGCTATATTGGATGCTCCTCCACTTGTTTTGTTGATCAACCCTACATCGTTGAGGCTTGCCACTAATAAGGTGCAGCAGTTTCAAGACCGGACGCGTTACGGTTATATTCTGCACACTTGGGGCGATGATCAACTGAAGGTTTCCATTACCGCTACGTGTGGGGCTTTTGTGTCTGGGGGGCGGGGTGTTTCGGCTGCCAGCAAACGGGATTCTTTAGCATGGCAGAACATGATGAATTTGGTTCATTTCTACCGCCACAACGGATATATTTACGATACGATAGGTAAGTCAAACGCAAATCTTCACGTTGGTGCATTGTCCATCCGGTATGACAATTGGATATACTACGGGAACATGGAAAGCCTGAACTTCACGTTTGACGAAACCAAAAACCTTGGCGGGATTGAATTTAGCATGGAGTTCACGGCGAATCGGAAATTGGATGTAGATCAACAGTGGTTTAACGTCCTGCCTATGAAGTCTCCGATCCCCAGTTTGTCGGATCCCCGCTACCAGGGGGAAAATTCCAGGGGTTCCGGTCAATTGGGTCATTGGCAGTGGGATATTGGGGAAAATCGGGTTGAAAGGTCTTCCGCGTCGGAAAGTGTAGATGCCGGGACCGAATCTTCTGGTTTTCTTGCTTCCGCTGGAAACGTAGAAGGCGTTGTTCAACAACCTACGGGTCTTGGAGGGTTGCAGGATACAGGTGTTGTTGTAGAAGAACGACCGGTGACACAAGTAACCCCTAATTTTTCTGCACCGTTCGGAAACCGTAATGGGGTGATGGTTCCCCCAACTTCGTCTAACGGGGTGTAACCAATGCCTTTGGAAAACAGACCTTTCGTAGGGTCTTGGAGGTTAGGACGCCAAGGGGTTGTCCAACACACGCCGGACGCTTTGGTTTACATCAACGGGGATTTGTCAGTTCCGGGTTGTCGTACATGTAATGGCAGAATCAACATCCAGGAATTTCTGACAGAAGTTTCTGTAGACCACGGAACTGAACCTGGGTCGTCGTCCGCCAGTTTTACATTGTCCGTTCCTGTTCACCATAATGAAACCCTGGCCAGGGATGCACAGTTTATTTTCCGTCCTGGTCTTGAAATTCACATTTACATGCGAGGATACTTTCCGGTATCGGGAATGTTTTCTGAAAACTCCGCGTACAAAGATGTGTTTCATTATCCATACTATCCTGTGTTTCATGGGGTTGTGATACAGACGGGTCATAGCTACAGTGCTGGGGTGCAGACGATCAGCATTCAGTGCGCCAGCATGTTGCATTTTTGGCAGTTCCAGCAGGTGTCCACGAATGCCAGCATCTTTGGTCCTCGGGCACGGAATTCGCATCTGCAATCTTCTTTGGTTGGACACAACTATTCGGGCAAGCATCCATATGAAATCATATGGCATTTGCACAACGATTTTGTCAGTGCGGCAGCAGGCGTTGGGTTTGCCTTGTCGCAACGGACCAACCAGACGGCCAGTTTCGGGTCGGAATCGCTCATGTCAATCACGGCCCGGTATTGGGAGGAACGATTCAAGACGCGATTCATCAAGCTCAGGATGCACGGGGCGACAGGGAATCTGTTCAGTGCGGCGCAGGCAGCTTATGTTGGTCGTGCTTCCAGTTCCGAATTGCTTCGGGAATTCAAGAATCGGTTCAACATCAACACAGGACCCAGTGCTACTGGGAATCCTTTTTCTACTGCCAAGGCGGTAGACGGCACGACCATTCCGACTCGTTTGGATTCAATCAAGGTATACAATCCTGGCCCGGAAGACGGTTTTGATTTGAATCTTGTGGAAATGAAGGCGTTCGTTTCCGACTTGTCCCAGTGGGGTCAGCCCAACCTGTTTGAATCCACCTATGAATCCAAGTTGGATATTGCCAACAAGATATGTGAAGTTACCGGGTTTGAGTTCTATCAAGATGTGGACGGTGATTTTGTTTTCAAACCTCCAATGTACAATCTTGACACGTCCGGGTCTCGGGTTTACAGGATTGAAGATATTGACATCATCAACATCAATTTTGACGAAAAAGAACCGCAGGCTACCTACATTACGGCCAAAGGGTCGCAGATGAAGAACTTGGCCGGGACCGGGTTGGATAACGAATGGGGTGTTCAAGGGCAATATATTGATTGGCGATTGGTAGCACAATATGGATGGCGGCCCCATGACTTTGAAACAGCTTACTTCAACAATCGGTCAGCTATGTTCTTTGCCGCCATGAATCGGCTGGATCTTTTGAATGCTCCTTGTAAGTCGGCAACGGTGACAATTCCAATCAGACCGGAAATCCGGCCTGGTTATCCTGTTTACATACCTTCTTTGGATTGCTTTTTTTACTGCAATAGTTTTAGCCATAGCCATTCGGTTGGTGGACAATGTACGACAAACCTTCAGCTTATTGCGAAGAGGGCGAAATTCTTTGCCCCTAAAGACCCGACGAAGACGGGCATAGAAGCGGTTGACTTGTCAGACCTTACACTTCCTCCTGGACCTTTGCAAATTCAGGATGATGATGGGCGTCCGGCTTTGGCGGGTTTCCCAAACGTAGTCATGTCTCTTGATCCTTTCAGGATTGATCCTCGTATGTTGATGCTTGGCGGGGACATTTACACTTTGGATAAGGATACCTTGGGAGGAATTATCAAGATTGCTCTGGATAAAAACATCATTGCGCACCTTCCCGGCATGAAAGGGGGCCCGTATTACCTTTGGACGACGGGCAAGGAAGGTGTTGGGGACGTGATCCTGCATTTTGCGTCTGATTTTGATCCGGCATCCTCGGGAAGTGGGGATGCTGATTTGGAAGACAGACCGGTCATTCCGTTGGAAGAAGGTCTGAACGCTTTGGTAACGCAGCAAAAGAACCTGGAACAGAAAAAGAAGGATATCCAGGAGAAGCGGGACAAACTTGTCAAGAAGGAATTGATGCCCGCACAGAAGAAATTGGATGACATCGGGGATCCTGGGTCCCAGGCGTACAAGGATCAGTATGCCAAGGTTCAGGATATCCAAGACCAGATCAACAGGTGTGATAGTGATGCGGCAAATCTCCAGTCCGATTTTGAAAGGGAAATGGAAATAGGGGACGGTACGGTTACGTCAGTCAAGACGTTGTGGTTGCTTATTCATACAATCATTGAAAAATCATTTGGGGGTCGTATTGACTTAGCCTCTACAACTTTTCTCTTGAGTATGTTAGCTGATAAGAAGGCCGTTATCAGTACGGCAAGTATGCCTGGAAGTTATCGTTACTATTCTGCGTCACATCCGAAACCGGAACATCAGGGACTTCGACTCGCCACTGTTGATACCAGGGCTGGAAATGCGAAAGTATCCCTCGGGTCCTCCGGGTTGGATAGCCCGGCTACAGTTAAGGGTTTCACCAACGCCGCATCACAAATGCAGCCTGGGGGATGGGTTCCTGAGGCTCAGTTTGCTGACATTACCGTGGTGAACGGGATCAAGGTCCGTAATGGGGATCCTTCAAAACCGGATGGGGTCGTTTTGCCGACGTCCGAAATCAGGGAATTGATGTTCACTCCCATCCGTCTTGAATTAGACAGTCAACGAATCACGACCATGACGGAAAAAGATGTAGGAACGGCATCGGAATCCATTCGGCAGGCTTTGATTGCGTCAGCACGGTTGACAGCGTCAACCAATGGCAAGGACGGAGTGACTATCGCTGAGGTTTTTGATCCTTGGGTTCAGACTGTTGATGGTTGGTTTCAGACTGCTTTCGTGGCGTCCCAGGGCATATCCGGCAACATCCCAGAATTTGGGACCATTGAACCCATCATGTCGTGTGAAATTAAGGGGGTGAACGTTTCGTCGGAAAGTGATCCTCGGTCGACAGGAATTTATGGAATTTCCCAGATGTCAGAAGGGGAATTATGGGATTTGGTTGGAAACCAGTACGCTGCTAGGTTGTGGGATCGGCAGATAGCCCCGAAAGGGTCCGATTGGCCAATAGCGTTGGCCGGGGTCGGGGGTTTGGATGAAAACGGACGCAAGAACATTCTGACTACGTTTTATAACAGTCTCCTTGGATCATTGGGGATTGACACGATTCCCGTTTTCCGCAAACGGGAATCTGTGAAAGTAAAAGCGAAGACGAAAGGCAGCAAAGGGGTACAACAGCCGACTGCTTACGCTCCGGTATTTCCGGTGTCAGACCTGCTCGGGTATGAAGTAGTGGGGTCGTTTCGCTACGGTCGGGATGTGGACATTGACGTTGGAGGTGTTTGGTCAGACCTGATCAATCGGGATCCATTGGAAGCACTTGATAGCCGAACGGTTGACGACATTGTTAACAATGCGTATTTAAAAAGGAAGGGTTTGGCAGGGGAAAGGACCCGGCAATTGCTGCTTAACATTATCAAGCAATATCCTGGAGCTACCTTCAGAGGAGAAGGTGCGACTGTCCTTGACGCTAAGGCCATTGAAACGACTAAAGATGCAAACCAACTTACGTGGGGTTTGAAAAACTGGTATCTTGATCGCAAAAGCGACAGTGTGACGAAAATCCAACTTGTAAATGCTGCTTACACGTTGGCTGATCTTGCCCCCTTTGGGCGGTCAACAGCTCCGTGTGCTTGTAGGGCAGCGGAAGCAAATATTGTTTTGGAAGATGCACAGAATGCTAATTTCATTCCTGTCGTTGAAGGTTTGACAGTGGCGCCGGATGCTGATGCAATAACCCAGTACGTTGCCAAAGCTACTGCCGCAGCGGGCATGGAATGGACGGTTCGTCAAGATGCTTTGCGTGGGACTGCTTTGGACAGGTCGTCTAGCGGAACCGTTGCTTTTTTCCAGAATCTTGATGAATTGTATGCGGAAGCCAATCGTCAGGTTAGCGTGTCCGTTAACCTGCTGGAAGAAGAGGTGTAACCTATGGCCAAGGTCCCTGAAGGTATTCGGTTCCGGCAACCCGTCGGGGGTTATACGGGAATCCCGAGATCTGCTATTACGGGATCCCCTAAAGGAATGAGGACCAAGGTTGAAAAAGGTGATCCTGACCGTAACTGGGGTTTGGGCGTAGCTACGGTTACGAACGTTGACTACGAAGAATTTTACGTCACCCTCAAAACAGTCATAGGAACGTCACAGGAATTTGACCGGGTTCCTGTCCCTATGACTTTCCCAGGGGCCGGAGCTCGGCATTTTTTCGGGTCAATGCCGGAAATCGGTGACCGTTGTGTTGTTGGTTGGATGCCTCAGGAAAGTTCCGCATCCAATACGACCCGCACGCCAGTCATTCTGGCGTGGGTCATTCCTGGTGTTTGGCCAGGACGTGACTGGGTGACGACTGCTGAATTTGATCCTGAAGAATACGATATGGACAGCCCACAGGACGCTGAACTCATGCGGGGGGTCTACCAGCGCGTCCGGCATAAGCTCAGGCACATGCAACCGGGGAACATCGTCGCATCTTCTTCACAGGGTTCTGATCTTGTTTTGGATGAAGGTGTTACGCTTTCCAATCGGCGGGGCAACGAAATTCGGTTGCGGGATCAGGATCAGGCTATTGTTGTCCGATCTCTTCAGCAGTTTCATGCCATGGCGGGTGCTCGTGTCTACGCCGGAATGGTCCAGCGTGATGCCCGCCGGTTGCCGGCCATGGTTGTGTCCGACGGCAAGGAATGGGATGCCCTTGTTCAGGCTAATGACGGGGCGCCGATTCCCGACACGTTGCTTGGTCCAGACAGTACCGCGCCTGACGGATTCTACACCCCGGCCAAAATGTTCCAGAAGCGCAGGACTTCATCTGACGAAGGGTGGATTGCCCCCGGATCGCCGTTTGACTTGGATTCCTGGGTTGACCCTTACATGTTCCTCCAGCTCGGGGGCATCTTGGACGGGGCGGGTTTTGTAGTGGATGGTCAGCAGGCTGTCAGTGACGCTGTTTACGGCGGCAAACCTATCTTTCGAGTAGCCCAACAAGACCCCAGAAATGCAACCAATTTCCCTGATGTTCCGACCCTGACGGAAATCCGGTTTGAATTGGCCCACACGTCAGACGGGAGATTGCCTGTCACTGAACAGACGGACTTGTTTGATGCTGAACGGCTGCCGGACACCCAGGCCGGGATTGAAGGGTCCTCTTCCACAAACCAACCGTTTGTGGAATGGGTTTTAGGGTCCGTAGTGGGAAACGACCCGTATTCAGTGCAGGGGCGACAAAAGTACGGGCTCCCTATTGTCCCAGTAGTCTTTGAACCGGGATCTGATACGCCTGCACCGCGACTGGAAGCAGCGAAAATCACGTCATCCGCCGATGGTCTGACTCCGACCCCGTTGACTGACCATGCTGCCCTATTGTTCCATCTTGTTCCGCCGACGGCGGAAGGCGGTACGGAAACGTTCTGGGCGGTCAACAAATCGGGCCAACTTCGGGCTTACATTGGTGGAGATACAAAGCAGGATTCAGCAGAGATTTTCTTGCAGGGGGGCTTGAAGTTCGGTGTCGGGGGTGCTTGTCGTTTTCTGACGTCAGGGTCCTTGGAATTCGGGTCTCTCAGCAAAGGAAGCCTGCATCTGAACGCTGAAGAAGGTGCTGTCACCATTTACGGTGGTGGACCGGTCAAGACGAACGAAACTATGGCGGAACGGATTTCCGGGTCCAGTGGGGGTGAAGCGGATGTCCCCGCTGTTGACATAGGGGCAAAGACGAATCTTCGTCTTTCCGCTGAACGTAAGATCGTCATGAAAGGCGGTGCCGTCAACATTAACGCTTCGGCTATTGATATCGTTGGTAACGACACGGTTTTCATCAACGGGACCAAGTCGGTAGAACTGTCGTCCGAAAATTTCAAAACTTCCGTGTCCGGGCAGATGTCGCAATCGTTTTCCGGACCGAAATATCTGCTGCCGACGAACTTCCCGCTTCATGAACGTTCTTACGTGAGTCCATACCCTGGATTCGCTGGGGAGAAGGTTTCCTATGTTATGTGCGACAGGGAAGAAACCTTCAAGATACTGGGCAATCACACAACAACAATCCAGATCGGGAACATGATTTACCAGACGATCTTGGGCACCTGGAAGGCACAGGCGGCAGCCAATTATATGGAATTGACTCCCGGTTCGGCTTCCGTGCAGGCAACTGCCGGTCCTATCACATTGACGGCGGCCGCCGGAGCTATTACCGCCACGGCATCAGCCGCTGTAGTTTTGACGGCTACGGGAGGACCCGCTGTTTTGGGGGGTTTGGCAGGAGTGTTCCTTCGGGCGCCGATCACGGGTCCTGATGTCGGTCCGATCTTATGTGCCGGGTCCTTGGAACCTTTCACGAATCTTCCCTTTGCTACTTGGGGTCTGGGCGCTAAATTGCACAATGTGACGGTTTAGCTATGTCCTTGAATCCTGGAATCATCTACGGAGCGTATACTACTTGCAAGGCGGCGGGCGGACTGGCTTTCAACGGGGCAGCTTTTGATTCAATGGCTCGTGGTGTTGCTAACGGGGTTTGCCAATGGGGAATCAACCAACCTGCGAATTTAGCTTTGGTTGGTATTGCTTCAGGTACTGTTGGTGTAGGCGTCATCAACCAGGCTACGACGAAACTGGTTGTCCCTCCGAACATCCAGGCTGTGTCCAGTGCCCTGACAGGCGCCGGGATGGTTGGTCCTTTAAGTACGAGCCTAGCCATCGTCACGGCTCTGGCAATTTCCCAGGCATTTTCGTCATCGGGACAGTATCATGGAGTAGTAGCTGGTGTCGGGGTTGGGACGGATGTGTCTAAAATCATTGTAGTGAATGCTACAACCTTGATAGCGGCATTGATGTTGAATCTAGCAGCGACCGGGGGTTCCGGTCCGGCCTTGACAATGATGGCCATTGGTTTAGGTAACGGCATTGCCGCTGAATTGGCTTTGGGGGCGGGGGCGGGGGCCGTGACAGGTATTCCACTTCCGGGTCCAGGGACGGGACCTTCTACGTCCGTGGTAGTCTGACAGAAAAGAGTGCTCTATGTTCAGATTTACAGGTCAAGTTCTTGAAGGTGTGAGGGTTTCGCCCGCCAACCAACCGACAACTGAAGAACCCAGTGACGGTGTGGTTCGCGATGTGCGTGAAGTTCCAGGCACCTATATCACGAAACCGGGGGCACCTTCTTTCATTGATGCCCGTGCAGATCAATGGCGGGCGGCAGTCATTGACGCTCCGGGAACGACCCCCCAGGAATGGTTGGTTTGGGCTGAAAACACTTCCCAATTGGCCTTGGTTGATGATCCCGATTGGTGGACTTCTCAGGGTTTGGGGACGATTCCAGAAAACGGTGTCTTGGATGTACCGGATGTCAAAACCTTTGAGATTCATACCGATGGGAGCAGCAAATTTCTTGTTACGGATGACGGAAACCGAAGCATAGGGACTGTTCTTCTGTTTGTTGCTGCCCGGGGTGATGTTGATTATGATGACAACGGTTGGGAAGACCCCAACAACCCTTCTGCTGGGCGTAAAGGGGATAACCCTTATCCGTGGTGGTTTGTAGATACGACAGATCAGAATCCCGTTTCAGGGGTAGTTACGCTTTCAGCGGCGCAACTGGTTGTTTTGGGGGGTGGTTTATCTCCGTCTCGCGGGGATTCTCTTGTTGAAGTTCGGTATACAATTGCTCCGTCCCGATTCTGGTGGACAAAAAACGACCGATACGAAACCCGATTCGGATGGAATGGCAAGACGCAACGTTGGGAACCTTGGAAAGGTTCCCCCGTCAAGAATCTTGGCCTTCTGCTTCTTGATCAAACAACATTCCACATGGATCCAAAAGTTCGGAATCTTCCTGTTGGATCTTTCCTTCCTGGGGACTTGGTTGTTCCTGACAGTTGGTCCATGATCCGACTTGGGTCTGATCCCGGTGTAACAAGCATTCCTGTTGCACCTGATTCCAGCGGAGCTTCCGATTTTTCAGGGGTTTTGGTTCAGCCTGATTCCGAAATTGCTGACTTTGATTTTGGACTTGTTCCTGATGTGGCGGGGGTTATGGGTCAGTCTGGTGGGGAATTATCCTTTAATCCGGCATTTGTTCGCAAGCATGCCGGAAAGACGGTTTGGTATTCTTATCGGGGATTTTCTGAATCTGAAACGGGTGTAGTTGGCAAACTGCTGGATGCAAAAACCACTTCCTTGTTCCTTGCTCCTCTGCCTGGACCTACCGATTTCCCGATAATTCGTTTTGGAAATCGGACGCCTGTGGCAGTTCAGTTGTTTCTGACTGATGCTGACATGAACTTGGCCGTTAGTCCGTCGGCAGGGGTTGTTTACGTATCTTTGGCAACGGGGCGTTTGGTGATTAGTCAAGCGGACCTTGCCAAGTCTGATCCTGATAACGTGACGGCATTTGATAAACAATGGTACGGGGCTGATGTGATTTATGATGGGGTAGCCCTGAATCAGATCCCTCAACCGTCATCATATCCTGTTCCTTTGGTAGACATTTTCGGGAATCCTCAGCTTTGCGGACCGGATGTTGATTTCTATATCCCTGACGCTTCTATGCTGCCTGGTTTGGGGTTGTCTGGCATTCTTCAAGTGTCTGACCGGACCGGATCGGTTCCGATGGCGGGTGTTGTCGGTACGCGTCCTGGAGGTGATAATCCTGGTGATGCCAATACAGGATTGATCAGGAGTCTTTCTGACGGTGTGGGGGACACCATTCTGTTTTCCAAGACGCATGCGTTGACGAATATCAGGACTGTTACTTTACCTGCGGATCTTCCCGATCCTGGTAAAGTACGAACGGGTTGGGCTACGGTTTGTTTGAAGAATGCTAGTCTTCCGGGATTGCCGGGGTTGTCTCAGGTAATTCTTTCCAAAACGGACATCCAGGCGTTTGCGGATGATTACGTCTATTTCCTTCAGTCTTCATTCACTCCCGCTGTTTACACAACAACCGCCAGGATATATTCCAGGAATAGAGACATCTTTCGTTTTGATGGTACGGAAGTTTTCCACTTCGCTTTCACGACCCCTTTGATTTGGAATTCCGCTTCCTTAATTTCAGCATTTCCGGAAAAGGACTTCTTCACTGCCGAAGAAGTTGCTGCGTCAATTGATGCAATTATCCCTCCTGGTGATGGCCGTTCGTGGGCCTTGAATGGCAGAATAATTCTGGAAGCGGATGATCCTGACACGGGGACCGTGGAAATTGGATGGGGAGTTGGCGGGGTGATGGATTTGTCCGGAGCTGCCGCTTTGGGATTTCTGCCCGGATGGAAAGCTTCGGGGGGTGTGGCGAACCGGCTTCCGGATTCCGGCGCCGCTGTTGGTCTATTTCGCAGCCCCCTCAATCTGGATCGTCGGTTGGCGATTCCCGACTTTGCCCACGTGGAACGATTGCGTGGGGCTATTGTCTATGACAGCATTCCGCCCAACCCTTTCACATTTTTGACTAACCCCCCATTGGAAGATGTGGCCGGATATGATGAAGGTGTGTTCTTCAATCTTGTCAATACGGTTCAGGATGGCGACAATATCAGAATTGTCAGCAAATATCTTGAAAACTGGTCCGATGTTGTCTACAGGTTTGGGCAAGGAAAATTTGACTGGGTTACTTGGGATGCAATTACCGAACCTGTCAACAGGGCCATAACGACAATCAACCTCGGGCATTCAGGGGTTGTTCAGGAATCCATGCGTTTGGCTCCTGGTATTCCTGGTTACCTGTCAGCGAACGTGGACGGGGAAGGGGATGTCTGGCAGGATCCCGACAACGATTACATAATGCCGCAGGGCGGTATTACTGGGACGGCCACATTCATCAGGCGTTTCGGAAAGCGGGTCCTTTCTGGGGCCCAGGGATCATTCAGTGCCGGGGCAGGTACTTTTTCAGATCCTTCGGTCAATTTTACTGATCCTCGTTGGGGAATACAGCCGGGTTTCCGTCTGAAAATTACCAGTTCGGAAGGAGAAGGGTCCTACACGGTTTCAACCGTGTCTTCGCTTTCCTTGCAGGTAGCTCCGTTATTCTTGGTTGGAACGACCCGTCCGGCTACTTGGGAACTTTTTGAAGGATTCGTTGAAGATGTCTACGACCCCATGTTGGTCGCTGATGTTCTTTACCAGAATCTTTCTCCTCTTCCCGACGAACCTTTCAAGGTTCGGGTTCTGTCTCCGTTGGGGGTTGTTCCTGAAACGGCTTCCGATTTGGCTACAAATCGTCCGAAGGCGGAAGTTGAAGGGGCGTTGTCCAGCGGTCGTCCGGTGTCTGTTAGATATGGGGCTGTTGCACCGTCCGTCATAAATGTTGCGTCCCTGACGTGGTTGACCAAGACGGATTTGGGAATCATTTCCAATACCGGCATCATCGTCCCAATCGGGGAACGTTTTGATGCGTTGGCTTTTTCCATTCAGGTAGGTACGGCGAATTTCAGTTTTGCCGCTGGAAGTTTGTTTGCTGTTACGGCTTTCAGTCCTGATCCTGGGGATGCCATTGAATGTCTTACTGTTTCTTCAGGTGTCTTTCCGAAAGGACAGTTGAAATTCGGCAGCCTTGTTTTATCCAAATTCCCACAAGCCCGTGTCCTGGCGGTTGATGAATTCATGCCTCCTGCGCTTCTTCTTCCGCTTCAGGCGGAATGTGATCCGGTGACGGGGGAGATCAACTATTCCCAGTCGGACATGGATGATTTCCATGGTATTCGTGCCTATTTTGTTGAACAGATGATCACGGACAATGACCAGGATGTTTCAATCCAACCCATGACAGGGACATGTGCATTTTTCCGTCCTCTGCCCAAGGGTGTCCTGGTTGAAATGGCTTATTGGGCTTCTGATTTGGAAGGACGAAAGGTCGGAAACGAAATCGTGGAATTTCTGCCGGTGTTCATCCGGAATGAAGTTGCCAAAAGGGACCGTCCCAATGTCTTTACGTACAATGCTTCCGGGGACACCATCAACAGGGTCATAGAACCTATTGTATTCGTCCGAGGTGCGCAGCAAAATTATGGGGAAGTCAATTACGTCGTAGATTATACGGATATTGGGAGGGGACGCCTGACGTTCGTTACTTACGACATTACGGATGATTGCGATGTTAAAGTCACCTATGCGGTAGCAGAAGCTCAGGGGGGGGAACGCGTTTACGAAACCAGCACGAAACCTGTCTACAGACCCCCATTCTTCATCAAAACGGCGCAGAACCGATTTGGGCTTCATGGGGATCGTCGATCGGAATTCAAGGCAGGACAACTGCTTCGTATTGGTGGGGAATGTTTTTACGTCAAGGGGGTCCGTTATTTCCCTCCGGTCATTATTCCTCCGGTAGTCCCATCGGAATTGCCTGCTTACAAGCAGCCAATTTCTGTTTCCCCGCCGCCTTCGTCCGGTGATATTACAGCAGTGTATATTTATCCGCCTACGATTCAGGAAGTTGGTTCCAGAGCTCCTGGGAGAGATGTCTTTCTGGGAATCACCCCGATGGCGGTCACTCCTGTGGTTGATCCTTTTGGGGATTCTCCTGGACCTTACGGTAGTCCTGCTCCCGTACCAACGGACGCAGCTTTGGGGATAATGTTTGATCTTGATTTGACGGACTTTCCGTTTGAGCCTGTCAACCGAGGCCAAACTACCATTGTTTTTAAAGGGGATCTGACGCGTTTTTCAGTACCGGGACACATTCTTGAAATCGGGGGTGTTCCTTACACAATTTCCGGGGCGGATTTGACCGTAGATGGATCAAGGACAAACGTATCTTTGACTTCGGGAATCCGAAAGAGCTTCACTGTTGATAGGGCCCCGCCAGTCCGGTTGACTTGGAGGCCGATCTATCCCCCCAACTGCAGGACATTCCTTGGTGTCGGGCCGTTCGTTCAAGAAGAGGGATGGGAACTTGTCCTGTGGGGTGAATCAGGTCCGAATGGGGAAAACCCTGGTCGCACTTTGGTTCCCAATTCTGAATACGTGATTGACCAGAACAGTGGGGCTATAACTCTACTGGAACCTTTTCAGAATGCTATGAATGCCCCGCAAAGGTTGTCTCTGTCATACACTTTGTTGCGGGGGTTGCAGCCGTGGGTGAAAGACGGTGTTGTAGGAAAACCTTCGTGGACCGCTTTGTATTTGCATAGTGAAAGTCCGAGTGAAGAAAACGGTATTTTGGGCGGAACCCTGGCAGCAACATACACGTTCCGTAACCCTGATACTTTTTACGTTCGGTCTGCCCCCTTGGAACAACTTATTGTTGATGTGACAGCGGAAGTCGTCCAAGAAATCAACAGCAAGCAACCGGCAAGCGGCGCCCCCAAACCTGTCGGCAAGCCTAGCAACTGGAATCAGGGGCGGGTTGGTTTGAGGACGGAACGGAAGCACTTGACCGACAAGGATAGGGTAGCCAGGACATTTCTTGATTTCTACAACACTGCTATCAATGCTTTTGAACAGATTGAAGAAACTATTTCGGGTGACATCATTGGAGATAGTGATGGGAAGTTCCGTCATTGGGTTGGCCGTGGTAAGGAATGGTTCACTCCTGGATACGAAGATCCCATCACAGGGGTGTTGACACGACGGGATATCTGGACGGAAGTGTTTTCTGAATGGCTTCTTCCAGGGACTTGTGTCTATTTTCAACCGACCGACCCAATAGTTGATCCGTGGTCGTTTACGTTAACGGACGGGGTTATTGACGGAGAAACCCCTGACTTGGATTTCGTTCAAAGCCTTATGGATACGCAGAAGTCACGGGTGAGAAATGAAGTTGACGATTACGTCCTTTCTGGTACCTATTCCAGGCGGTCACGTCGGGATGGGTACCCTTACTTCAAACATATTCTCCGGGGACGGTTTTCCCCGATGTTCATGCGGCATAAGTATTCCCGTCTGTTCCCTACATGGACCAAGACGTTTCTTCGGACAAACCCCGGTCTGGATTCCAATCCTGCTGCCGGTGATCCCGGATTCTTTACAGCGGGTCGTTACTTTTACGATTCCAAACGGGGTGAAAAAATTGTTCGCAAGACCACTGGAGACGATATTGGGCAGGTACAGAACCCGGTCCTTGGCGACATTACGTCTGTCAACGCCATCACACTTTTCAAACGTCGGGCAAGTGCTCGCGTCTGGGGTTATTTCCCGGACGGTATAGCCGCCGGAGCTTTTGGGACAGTAGGGGGGATTCCTGTCCCGGCTGTTCCCGTTTTGGGACCGTGTTTTGTGGCGACCCCGCTTTCCCTGAAGGACTTTCCTATCAATCCGTCGACGGGTTGGCCTGATGTTTCTCAATTGGCTAGCGTGACGGCGACTGGGGTTGCTGATCTGATGTCCGGGGATCCTGACATGGCCATTCCTGGTTTCCTTGGCGGGTTGCCAACTACCCTTCCTGGTGGCCTCACCATTTCCACGAAAGGTGATCAGATTGCCCTTGGGAAACCAGACGGGACAGTTTGGAGGCTTTGTGACGCCGACGGTGGAAGTGCTACCAGTGCAGGTATTTTTTCCTTGCGGGGCATCTTCGTCAATGCGATTCTTTACGGTTGCATCATGACCTTGCAGGACGGGGACGGAAATGTAATCCTGGATCCCGCCCGGGTACTTCTGGCTAAAGATGACTCAACTGGGGCGCCTGCGGACACTGGGGTTAACGCAGCTACACGTGGGGACACTTTGATGTCCATTTCCAAGGATGGGGCTGCGGCGCCTGATAACCCCCCGACTTCCGAAGAACTGGAAGAAATCGCGGAAAGTTCTGATAGTTTCAGGATTGGTTTTGACGTGTCTGTTTTCCGGGATGGGCGGATCGTCGACATGACTTTTCCGTCGGTTCTGGATCCAAGATATTTTGGCATCAAAGAAGTTCTTGGTCAGAATCCTCCTGAACCTTTGTCCTGCATCGGAGGATCCGTCAACTTCACCTACGAAGGGCAGAATCCGGTTGAAGTGCCAGCTTTGAACGGGGAGGCTTTGGACGATTCGGGTGATCGGGCAGTCCCTTACCTGAAAGTTTCCAATACGGAACTGGACCGGTTTGAGGACGGGGGTTCCATATTGGCGGATGTGCTGAAGGTAGATACTTTGGCGGTTCGTCCTTTGTCTGTTGGTGGACCTTGGGGCGTTTGGCCGGACGAATTTGTCGGTAACGACGGGACTGCCATGACAGAACCCCCGTTGCCCGGCGTTACGCCGGATGATCAGCCGGGTTCTCTTATGACCATGGAAGACCTTGGTCCAAGGAAAGCTTCACCGCCCGCTCCGGCCGCTCCGTGGGGTAACGGGACGGCAAATGTCCGTCCTCACGATATTTTGTTCGTTCAAGTTCAGGACATTGCAGATCCGACTGATGGACCGTTTTCGGCAGCAGGTCTTCCTATCAAGGGGCCTCAAGGTATCCAGTCTGTCGGTCGGGTTCGTCTTCTTGAGACCGACTGGAATCTTGACCCATCCGGGGTTATTGATCCGCGGCACGGTATTGGGTCTTTGATTGAAACGCCGAGATTTGTGACCAGGACGAGTCCTCCTGCCGCCCCTCCTTTGCCGGATACTGCATCTCCGGTCCGGCATGCTATTGAGAATGCCTTGGTTCACGTGTCTGATCCACAACCCCCCGACCCGCCGCCTGTTACCGTTGATGGGGTTAAGATTTATGCGTACAAGGCTCGGCAACTGTTGATCTTTGATTTGACCGGAACGAATTTTACTTTGCATGATGGCCAGACCGAAGGTGTTGGAGGGTTGAATAACCTGTGGTCCGGGGTAGGCGCAAAAGCAAACAACAAGATCGTCATCCAGCCCATTTCCAGGAAGGATTCTAATATTCAGTGGGGACCCGGTGGGGCTGACGTGTCTGTCCTGAAACTTGGCGGTGTCGTTGTCATGACGTTCACTATTCAGGGGACCAACATCACGACCAGGGATTATTGGACGCACCCGCCTGGAACTACCACATTTACTAACGCACATTTCGGGGAAAGTATTGTGTCCGTTCTGGGTGGGACACTTCCCGGTATCGTATCCGACCAAACGGATCCCCGATACATTATCCTTGAAAACGTTGTGGATACGGACCTTCTGAAACTGTGGCAGACGCCTTCTGGGGCGCCGCCACATCCGACTAGCACCTGGTTCATTCCCTACACTGAAACGGCGGATCCGGGATTCCCTGGAACTTGGTTCCAAACCATGAATTATGGCGAGGATGTGTCCATTGGGGTTGACACGACGGCAACTGGCGAATCTACAACGGCCTGGATTGATGAAGACCGTCTGACATTCCACGAAGCGTTTGATTTGCGTTGGATGAAGGAACGGGGTTTCACCCACCCGCTTAATGCAACAACCATCTTGGAATCCCGTTTTGCTGTTAAAGCCGTGACCGTTGGTCAAACAACGGTGACCAGTTTTTGGTCCGACATTGACACATACTGTAACGGGGCGGACAGTGGTGGGAATCCTCTTCCCTACACGTTCCTTGCCCGGGCGGGGGTTATAGGGACGTGGGTTCCCAGGACGGCGACGGTATCGGAAGATGGTTCCGTGGCGGTCATGGGATTTGAAGGTTGGCAAGGAACAACTGGCAATATTCCGGTGCTGTCCACTTTGGCCACGTTTTCCGCCGCTCCATCCAACGAATTCTGTTGGATTGTCAATCCGGCCGGTTTGGAACAATGTGTCCCAATCTGTTCTGGAACGGGTGTTACGGAAAGCCGATTCAGCATCATTGTCGGTTCAGATCAGCTTGATGACCGAATCACGAGCATTGGAGTCACTCTTGGTGACATGGCTAGGATTGAACCGGGGGATGTTGCCGTCGTGTCCAAATCGGTAAATGCGACACATCTGGCTACAACCAAGGCGGGCACTTACCTTGTCAGGCATGCCATTGCTGAAAATATTCCTGTTATTGCAGCCGATCAACGTGTTACGGCGCCTTCCATCATGCTTGGGGTGTCTGATGTGGGTTGGTGCCCCTTGCAATTCCCAACGGTTGTGTCCTGGAATACGACAACATTTGTTTTGGAATTGTCGGATATGGCTCTTCTCCCGACGCCTGTTCCCACTACTTGGGGCGTGCGGGATGTTGGATTCCCTCCGGCTCCTGGCTATGTTTATATCCTTCTGAATCCCGAAGACTTGAAGACGGTAGATCCTCTCGGGACGCCGGAAGAGTATGCCATTGCATGGGCAAAATTCCAGAAGGCAGTTTTGCGGCTCAGATACACATCCCTGATTCCAGCCAGCAATGAAATGGTCATTGATGCGACAGCTTGCGTTTTTGCCGACGGTGCTGCCATCTCTTTAGCAGACCTTAATAGTTTGATGTCTGGTGCAACCTGTCAGGTTTCCGGCATGCAGGTGTGGCCCATCAACGTGTCGGGGGCCGAATATGGGCTTCCTGACGATAACGTAGTCGGCTACGATAATGGCGGTGCAATCCAGATGGGTTTTGAAATGGTGACATTGACTCGGGGGGCTGGCACTACTCCCATTGTGTTGACATTCCCAGGCAATTTCGTCCCCCGTCTCGGGACCCCGATCCCCCCCAACGTCTTTGATGCTTACGAGCACGCTCCGGTTTATGATAGGGTAGTTTGCGGCGCCACGGTTGACGGCATTTTGGCGGCGGATTGGAAGGACTTGAATGTTCCTGCGACGGCCATCAAGTATGCTACCGCAATTGTCAATTGCATCCTGCCCGGCACGACTGCCGCCATTGCTGACTTGACTGTTTCCCCACCGGATCCAAAACATCACGCTGTGGCCGGCATCTATTTCCAACCGGCTTTTCCGCGTCAAGCGTTGGATTTGATTGCTGATCATCCCAGGGTCGTAGATGCGCAATGGTCATTGCCGTTGCCGGATCCGTTACCAGACCCGAACCGTGAACTTGGGATGCGGGATTCTGTGTCCTATTCAATGGGTGTCGCTCCCGTAGTTCCTTCGGAAATTGAATTTACGATTCGCCGAATTCGGCGTTTCCATTCCATAGAGGGCATTGACCTTAAGCTTGAACCTTTACGGCATGTTTGGGAAATTAGGAGGGGCAGAATCACCGCTTACACATCTGACAAGCAGCGTGGGGTTGTGACTGCTCGCCAGTTCACAATGGACTTTGACATCGGACGTGTCCCAGGGGACCCCAAGACGCCTGATGTCTGGAATGACGGGAAGACATATAGCGGGACAAATTTGGGTTTGTTCACGGATACAGATACCAATATCCACGCTGGGGATATGTTCCGGCTTCTGGCTTCTGATGGTACGTTGCTGGAAGAAACCCGCATTGAAACGATCCTGAATGGTTGGACCCTTCGCCTTGCATCCCCGGGATTGGTGTCCGTTGCCCCTGGCAGCCTCGTAGGGATGCGTTTTGAAGTGTGGTTGCATCAAATGCCGGTTCCTCAGGAACAATCGTGTGAACAGATTCTTGATCTGATTACGGACAGTGAAGTGTGCCGGACCGATGCTACGTGGGGGGGCGTTGATGAACAGGGAGGTTACGTCCCTGAATACGATTCTTTGATTCCTTGGACAGACCAAACGAATCTGCTGTTTGATGACTTGAATGCTGACGGTACAACCCCCAGTAAGACATTTGGTGGGTTGGGTGTTCAGGTTGGTGACATTGTTATCGTTGACCCCTTGGGTACGATTCCCATGAAGGGGGGGTTGCCGGTTATTCAGGAAAAGGGCGTCCGACCCATCGGGGACGAAGGGGTTCCAGGTCGCAAGGGTTGGATGGGTGGCGTAGATGGTGTGGATACTTTCCGGGCGGGTTTTCCGTCAGCTTTGGACGACAACCGGGGATTCTGGAGGGTTGTTAAAGTTGCGGATTCTGAAAGCGGTGCGGCTCCCCACTTGATTCTTGATCCTCTGAACACCTTTTCCGGGGATTTGGATGCAAATGTCGTGTTTGATCCAACGGATGTCCGACGTGCTTACGCTGTCGTTCCTACCGTATCGGCGTCTATGCTGAATCGTGCTGATCCCGATCCTGACACTTGGTTAGAACGACAGATGGATCTTCGTCCCACGAAAGCCAGGAACGCCGTTACCGGACGGTTTTCTACGACGCCTCCTACATGGCATTCCATCAGACCTTTTTCCTACAGGATCATCCGTCCATCTTCCTTGTTTTCTACAGAATCCCTTGATCTGGCGTTGCATACCAGGGAGAGGATGCTGTCTTTGATTGAATTGGTTGGGCGTGGGTTTGATGACAAGAACGGGAATTGGTGGGATTTCCAAAACTTCCTGCATGTTCACGACCTGGGGTTTACTTGGAATCCTGAATCCGGGCTCGGGGTGTTGCGGAACGTTCAAGTCATGGCGGTTCTTGGGAGGACGGATGTGACTCCATTCATGAACAATGAAGGATGTCTGTCTTTCTTGGACCGACGTTTCTGGATTTTGGACAAAAGGTTGGATAATCTTGTTCCGTCTGAACTGGCAGACCATAGGCCTTACGGCATGAAGATTGCCGACCATGCGGCGCCGCCGGAATCGTATACGGCGTGGGATGATATTTCAGGTTCCAAGGTTCGTCCCGTACTGCCTGAACGCATTGACGAAGTGTTGGATCAGCGAGACCGATTCAGACCCATCAGGTATGTGTGGCTTGCTTACCGGACACACGAGATATTAGGTACGTTGGCGGCGATCACACGTTTTGATGTGGAACTGCCAGAACGGCGTGTCCAGCAGTTGGAAGCTCTTCTCAAACTCCTGACTCTGGAGAATGCAACATGACTCCCGAAGAAACGGCTGAAAAGTTGAAAGCCCTTGGGATTGATTTCGGGAATTGGGGAACTATGGGAGAACGTATGGTTTCCCCTGTTTCTGTGGGGAAACAGCGTGAACTGTTGCTTCAATTTAGAGACATGCTGCAAACATTCGTTGACAAAGATCAGGATCAGGTAGCGAAGCTCAAGGAAAAGATAGCCAGGCTTCAACATGGCGGAGGAATGTAATGTCAGATCAGGCCCAATGGGGAACCCTGACAATCAAGGTTCCTGATTTTCTGGAAAACGCCAAGGATGCTGTCAACAGTGTCGCGGAATTCCTTGTCAATATTCTGGACATTGTTATGGCTGCCTTGGATTTGGTCAAGGCATTTCTGTCGGCCTACATCGACCCGATATTGTCCCTCATCCAGAAAATCATTGATGAATTGAATTCGTTGATAAGAGACATCCGGCAAATGGGGATATACATTACCGGAGACTGGAAATTGTTCAAATATCCTTTTGATGATTTGCGTGGAGGTTATTCCGCGTTTGAACGTCGAATGCTTGTTCGTATGACCGATAGGACGGACCCGACCAGACCGGACGTGTCCGGTAATATGAAGGTTCTCGGGTCTTTCTTTTACTTGTCTGTGGATCTTTCCGAAATGCAGCGGCTTGTTGCATTTATCATGCGCCTGATCGCTTTTTTCAAACAAGATTGGTCCAATACCTCACTTCCGACTTGCACGATCACAGAAGTTCGTTACGGAACTGGTACTGTTGATATCCTTCATCCAATGTCCCTCGGGGATGCTTTTCAATTGGACAGCACACCGCCGCAGATGGCACAGGTACGATGGAAGATTCGGACGGATGTAGGACAGCAGAATCCGTTCAATCCATTTCCTCCTACTATGTTTGGTCCTGATGGGTTTCTCGTTACGGTGTCTACCTTCCCGGACGGAATCAAGGTGTGCTATGACAAACCTCAAACGGATACAGACACTCAACCGAGTAATTCTGATCCTTCTGTGAAGATTCAGCCCAGATCTTACGGTTTGGTAAGAAAGCAAGACGGGCGGCCTCTTGTGTTGCATGGTGGGACGCAATTGCTTACTGTCCCTTCATCCATGGGATGGAATGAGGCCACAACCGATATAGGTACTTCTCCGGGGAAAGTGCGGGTTTATGGCCAAGGTCCGGCCGCCATGAACGCCCCAATTCCATTGGACGAAATGGAGGACTTTTTTCAAAGGTCCTTCTGGGTTGACACTACATCAACCGTGTTCCAGTCATTTACGGGGGAGTATTCCATCAATTTTGGTTTGAAAGACATGCCGCGGGAAGGGGCTGTGGTCATTGGGTCGGGAAATCAGGTTAGCATTGAACCTGTAACCGGTCCTGATGGGGATAGACGGGCGGGGACGGTTCATGTCCGGGTTGCAGCATGCAACAAAGCAGCCTTGGAAAAGACTGTGTGGGATCTATCAAACCCCATGGCTTCCAAACTGGGACCTATGCCTGGAATTCTGGTTGCCCCGACTGCAGAAGGTGTCAACATTACGGATATCGGGGAATTTTCTTCCCCGCAAAGAGTCACCTTTCCGAACGCTTATACGGCGCAATACTTACAATCTGTTCAAGCGGCGTTGGTCGTCCTTTTCCTTAGTCGTCCTGATTTGATTCCTGTCGACCAACTCAAGCAGGTTCTTTCCCCCGATCAGATTGCCCAAATGACATCGTCTCCCCCCAGTCTTCTCGTGGCGGGCACCGTTCAATCGGTTTGTGGTTTGGAATCCCTGAAGCAGCTTTTACGGGTTTTGTTTGACGGGGCTCTGGGTCCGCAGTGGCAGTACAAGCAGCGAGGCGGGCAGCCCCCGTCATTCCGGTTGGCACTGTGGCGCCGGATTATGAAATTCACGCAGGATTTGTATGCGCGGACCGGTTCCATGCCTGATGTGGAACGATTCGTTGCAACAAATACTACCTATCTTCGCAATGTTACCTGGGGGGACATCTTGCGTCCTGCATATCCTGATCTGGCGGACCAGGTAGCGGATGCCTTCTTGCAGACAAAACTTCTGGATTCCTTGAACGCATCCGGGGAATCGGGGAATGACGGGTCTGTAGTCGGGAACCTGCAAGGTTCTGGTGTAGCGGTCAATCCCTGGTGTATTGGCATTTCGGACGTTGTGGTAGACGATTTATTTTATGATCCGGAAGCCATTTTGGGTCGAACCGAGGCGGGGATGTATGAAGCGAAGACGGTAGATCCGGGGATCACCCTTCAGCGGATGGTGCTTGCTGTTGATGCACAAGCGTACATTGCGGAACTTCCTTCCGGGCTTCGGGAACGCTACAAGAAGTACATCCAGGAAGATGGTTCTATTCTGGTTCCCGACGAAGACTTCAACGCTTTGGAAGAACAGGTTACGACAGGCAAGACGGAAGGTTCTGCCGATTGTTCCCCCGTTGTCTACAACGAAAATGGGGCTAATTCTACCATGGTTTTCTGCCGGGGTTTGCTTGTCAACCATGAAGGTCCGACCGGGGTTGGCCAGCTCATCACTGAAACGCAGATTGCTCTCGGTTTAGCAGGGTCTTTGTGGAAACGAACTGATGACGGGGCATGGATAGCCATCCGATTCTTTGATATTTTCCCTGGTGTTGACGACTTCTTGGAAACGCTCCGCAACTGGATGGAAGCCATCAAAAAGATGGTTCAGTCCATCGTTGACACCATCATCAAATATATTGAATGGTTAGAAGCCCGCATCATGGATCTTCAGCAGTTGATTCGAAGGATTAACGCCCTTATCCAATCGCTTCTCGGATTCATGTTCCAGATTCCCGCCTGTTCATACATGGCGTGCGTATCAGACGGAACCGGAGGATTGCTGTCGGATTTCATGGGCGCCCGCAACAAACCGGGGGACAGTCCTTTGGCTTACGGGGCTGGGATTGCTTTGGTTGTACCCTTTTGTCCTTCTTTCCTTTACGATTTGTTTTCGGCGTTCTTTGCCCCGGAACCAGGGCAGGAACCTTCTGGGGTCTTAGCTGCTCCGGCTCCTCCCGATATGATTCCGCTTAACGGTTTGGCACCCCCGGCGGGGGAAAGTCAGGATGATCCTCCTGACATTTTGTGAAAGGGAAAATCCATGTCTTCGTTCAGTAAGATGGGGATCTGGCCGGTCGGATATTGCCGGGCTATTACCAGTTGGCTTCTTCGAAATCGAAAGGAAGTTGCCGCTCGTATTGACACGATCACCGCTGAAATAGCTCGGATTGGGTTCGTCAAGGTCAAATACCAAACGAAGACTGATCCGGTCACTGGCGCACAGGAACCTACCGAAGTCCGGATTGCTGTTTCGGTTACTCCGGGATCGTCCTTGGGGATGCTCATGCGGGCATACATAGCTAACGGGGGGAATCCATTAGACATTTCGCCATTTTCTCATCCCGATGGGACAACCGTTTCTGTTGGTCCCGGCGATGAAGCCGTATCGTCTTTTGCCTATCCTCACGGGGGTGTTGTTGCCCCATTGTCTGCGGAACCCATGGAAAACGTAGAAGTTATGGTTGATGGCCCGGACGGAAATCCGGTAGACTCCGGGTTCGGGCAGGACCGGGGAGGCTGGCTGAATACCGACCGGTATTATCCTGCCAGACAGGGAGGTCGGGCGGATAGAGGTTCCTGGGATTCGGATAGCATCGTCAAGGCAATTCACCATACTCGTCAATGGGCCAACCAGGAAATCAAAGAACGGCTTCAAGACCTTGAATGGCGGATCATCAAGTTGTGTGATTTACGGGAACAACTGATCCGGGAAAGGGATGAAATTCTGGTTCAGGCGTTCGGCGGGGTGCTTCGGGGGGTAAAATCCTTTGACCAGGGTCGGTTTAATCCTGATTTGTTGGTCCAGAACGTGGTGAATCTGCTTTATTATCAGATTTACGAAACGGATGGGAAAGGGCTCGTTTCGACCAAAGCAAGCAAGAAAATTGGATTGTTGCCCTTTACCTTTGAAGACCTTCCGTCAGAGTTGCGAGATCCGATGGGTTGCTGATTCCCGGTCAGGAGGTTATGGAAAACCCTTATTTGAAGTTTCTTGTCAAAGGGGTTTTTTGATGTCATCAGATGTACGACTTGCGTGGGTTTGCCCCCACCGGACTTTAGAAGAAGTGGTCGCCTTGCAGGCGGATCGCCGATCCTTGCCGACTCGACAACCAATAGCTGGAGCCGGGTCTGTTCGTATCACGGCAAATGACGAAGTGCTTATTCCCCAAGGGGGTTTGTTCGTGTCGGCGCAGTTGTCCGGGACCGTGTCAGGACCTTTTGACCTTGTGGCCGGAGATGATCGGGTTACGGTGACTACCCCAGCGGGTTCGGAAACGGTTTCTTTGGGTGTGTTGGGAACTACCCGTTTGTCTACGGACCAAGTTATTAAAAAATTCCAACAGGCTAATTTCCAAGTCGCTTTGTTGGAAAACATCAACGGGCATTTGGTTTTTTCAGATATTTCTACGGTTGGACCTGATTCTTTTGTTCGCATGGACGGTCCGGCGGCGTATGCCCTTGGGTTTGGTTCTATTTCCTGTGGGCCTGGCGACCGGCAACGGATTGCTCGGGGGCGTCAGGCGTATCCAGGTTGGGGCCTTCAGGTCAGGCAAGACACGATCACGAATCGTTATCCGGTGTTCAATTTCCCCGTGACGGCAAACCCGGTCTTTAAGGTGTCTTACACGGCGCCTAAAAACCGTTGCTTGCGATGTGGAGGAATGGGCACTGAAAACGATTGGCGCTTCGGGGAAGATGGGCAGATAATCCGAGTAGAAAATGAAAACCTGCTTTATCAAGCATGCCTGAAAATTCTACTGACTAATCGGGGTAGCAACCCTTATCATACGTGGTACGGTACGACTTTACAAAGTCGTATTGGGGCCAAGGCGGTCAGTGGCATGTCTTCGCTGATAAGTGAGGATGTCAGAACAGCCTTGGTTAAATTTCAGAATCTTCAGGAACAACAAGCCAAATATCAGGTTGTTACATTCAAGGAACGCTTGTATGCCGTCACGTCAGTGCAAGCTACGCCACACACGCAGGATCCAACCACATGGTTGGTAGATGTGTCGGTTCAGAACGCGTCCGGCGAACCAATTACGTTGAATATTGTTTATACGGTGCCTGGTGTTGTTGCTTTGATGGGTTCAAACGGTCTTTTTATGAATAGTGATTCCGCAAGTTTGGATACGGGACTTGTGTCTGTTCCTGGGCAATTGGTCGTTGATGGGATTCTTGTGAGGTGACCATGGCTGATAACTTGAAGACACCCAGATTTTACGGTCCCGATAATGTGCTTCGGGACACGTTTATCTTCACGACCGATCTGCCTTTTCGGTTTTTTAATGGTGTCATTGACGCTGATACCGTTGATATGCAGGTGTCAATTAGGGGCGGTGCCTTCACCAGCGATCCTGATTGGATTGCTTTTGAAGGTACGGAATTCAGCATCCCAAATCCAACGGCATGGCCTGATGGTCTTCAATTGCTTCCGGGGGACAATTTAATCGAAGCCCGAGCTATCCTTTCCAATGGCGATGTGTCTCCTGTAGGGTCCGTTCTTGCCAAGTTGTCTCTTGAACGGGATGTCAAGGCTAGTGTCATTGCCCCTTCGGAGATTTTCGTGGAACGCCTGGACGGGGTCGTGAATATTTGGGTCAACGGTTTAGATGACCCGAACGTGACCGGATACCTCTTTTACGCGTCCGTTTCCCCTGGGGGGGGAACTGCCGGATACTTGCAGCTTACCCCACAACCGGTTATTTCCGGGCAAGCCACAGAAGATGTGCAGGGAATGTCCGAAATGACCGTGGATGCCACGGTAGCCACAAATTCAGAAGGGTTGCATGCAGCGGAACCGCTGTTCCTTCGTGTCCTGCAGGAACAAACTGATAGACAGGGGACTGTCATTCAGACGGATTGTAACCAAGCCACGACGATCCCAGACACGGTTTCGCAGATTCGAACTACCGTGTCTATCAGTTCAGTTCGAACGACTACCCGATATATGTTTTCTCATAGCCGGCTCGCGAACAATACAATCACATCGTCAAATCCGACGATCCCCCATGCGGAATTCAACGCGATTCCAGACACGGAACCGTTGTATTACGTAGTCACTGCCCTTTATTTGATTGATGGTGTTGAATACGAATCATCTTTTTCTCCGGAAGTTGCGGCCGAACCTTTGACCGTTCGTCCTATGGTGTCCGCCCTTCCTGTCGTGACTAGAGAACAGATTGTTAGGTCTACGGTTTTGTCCATTTACCGGACACATCCTGAAGTGGATGTTAAAGAAGGTTCCGTTTATCGGGACACGGTGATTGATCCGTTTTCCAGTGAAGCGGAACGTATACGATTCGTCATAGGATTCATCCAGGCGGCTCAAAGTTTCACTACATTGTTGGCCATTGATGATCCTGGGGATTCGGGAACGTCGGTTGCCGTATCCCTTTCTCCGTACAAACAAGCTTTGAAGCAGGCGTTCTACTTGTCGACCGACAAGGATGTCCAGAACCTTATTGACAACGCCTTCGATCACATAGCTGCCCGCAGGGGCGTCAAACGTAAGTATGGTTCCAGGGCAAACGGTGAATTGGTTTTCTACCTCCTTGCCCGTCCTGCCGTGTCACAGTTCATTCAAATCGGTCAAATCGCGACTTCTGGGGGGACCCAATTCCGTACGACATCCGCCGGTTGGATCACCCCTTACGGGTCGGGTTCCGCTTATAGTGCAAAGACAGGCCGATGGGCTGTCCGTCTGTTTATTCAGGCATCAAATCCTGGGGCGGCTGGCAATGTGGCGGTAGGGCAAATCAGGTCCTTGGTTGGGGGGCCTCCTGGTGTCCTGTGTTACAACGATGCTACGACCTTCGGCGGGACGGACACGGAAACCAACAAACAACTCGCTACTAGGGCAGATGGGGTCCTTTCTTCGGTTGATACAGGGACATACCGAGGGTACGTTCAGAGTGGTAATGACATCCCTGGGGTTCTTGAAGCCAAAGTCGTGGATGCAGGTAATTCGCTCATGCTTCGGGACATTGATCCTTCCACGGGCAAGCATACCGGGGGGAAGGTAGATGTCTGGATGCGTGGTGAAAGTCTGGCGACGATAAGAGACAGTTTTGCCTTTTCCTTTGAAATCGTGGAAAACGGTCAATTTGAACCGGTAGGGGCATTGTCTGATTTGAAATTCAGAGCGGTAAATTCCAGCATCAGTGCTGACAACCCGATCATTGAAATGCTGGACATACCTGATTGGGGTTATGAATTCGTTGATACCCGCACCGGCAAGGTGTTTGATCTTACGGGTGTGACCATCATTCCACCTGACATGATTCAACTTGCCACTTCTTTGAACGATCCCCTTGACATTGCTATCACTGATTTGTTCACAGGGTCTTATCGTTGGAGGACCAGTAACAGGCATGTATTTGGGCGGCAACCGGTTCGGGAAGTGACGGAATTGGTAGGTGAAGTGACGGGAACTGTGAACCCCGATTACTACAAGCTCTTCGCCGGGAGTCAACCGCTTGATCTTGGACGTTCCGTTGAAGCGGGGGATTACCTTCAGGTTATCCAACCACTTGGACAGACTCCCTTGCAAATCCCATCCGGGCAACCGGTCACTGTTACCGGTGAACGTCATGTTATGCTTGACGGAACGGAATGGCTTTGGAGTCTTGGCATCAACCCTCTCACGGTCAAGGTTTGGAATCTTGGCCGAACGGTACAATATTGGAGTCCTTACCAACCGGGTGTTGAACCCGATTTCACCTTTGTCCCTGAATCCGGCGAAGACCCCCTTGGCATCAAACCTACCGCTCTTTCCAGGATCACGGATGGTGAGGAAGTTCTGGTTGATTACGAACACGATGAAAACTTCGTCGTCACCTATTCCGTGAATGCTATTGTGTCGTCGGGACAAGCTGTTTTGGACAACGAAAGGCATGCAACTGCCGATGTTCTGGCGAAGGAAACACCACAGACTGGCGTTGACATTACAGCAACAATCGTTCTCAAAAAGAACACCAACACGTCAGCGTCCGACAGTTCTGTCAGGACCGCCCTCGGGCGCCTGTTTGGGACATTCAAGATGGGGACTCCAATCCGGCAGTCCGATGTTGATGCAACCATCAGGCTGGTTTCCAACGTTGCTTATGTAGTATTGCCGTTGACGAAATTGGCTAAATCCGACGAGTCCGAAGTTATTTTGGAAGAGGTTACGGTTTCAGCCAAGACGGACTGGTTCAAAATCACGGATTGGTCAACCAGTGAAGTTGACATGATCCTTCTGACGGAACCTTTGGAATCAGGAACCTTGGATGGAGGCGGTAATTTCTGGGAACCAAGGGCGGTTTACTTTAACGAGGAACTTTTAACAACTTGGGACACCCCTCCAGATGCTGACGGGGTTCCTATGAATCGGACGCAATGGGGGGCATTCATTATCGGGAATGGGGGTCTGAATATCCCGAAATACAGTGACGATGCTACGTTGAAGGTTAAGTATCCTTTCGCTTCCGATGCGGAAATCATGCAATGGAGGATCACCTTGACGGCTCGTCGCATCATTGTAGCCCTCCCTTCTGGAACGGACCCTACGACAGGGACGTGGAAGGCGGATTACATTGTCCATGGCGACACGGGAGTGAAGAATATTGTCCCAGGACCTATTGAAGTTTTGACACTCGGGAATCTTGAGTTCACATATGACGAGGAACCTGATTTCTCGTCCCAGGTTAGCGGTGGAACACGGAGTTCTTGATGCCAGACCAACCAGACAACACGACATTTCTGCCGGATTTAGTTCCGCAGAATCCTGCTCCTATCGGGGACAGTCAGGGGCGTAAAGATGTGGTCCGAGACCAGGTTGACCACATCATGGCGGTTTTCAGCAAGGTGTTGCCTAGCAACTACATTGATCAGGTTTCCGGATCATTCCATTCCCTTCAATTTCAAGCCATGGCGGAACGGATTGCCGATTTTCAGGTTACGGCCCAAGAAGTATTTGTAGATTCTTTCCACGAATATACGCGACCTGAATTTTTGTGGCAAATCATCGGGGCTTTGGTTTTCCCTGATGCTAAGACGGATGGTTGGCCTAAAATTGAAGGCGATCTCAGCTACAGGGAATTCGTTCGTCGGATGGTAGAACTCCTGCTCCAGGGGTCAAAAAAAGAAACCTTGCAAGAAGGTATGGCCCTTCTAACGGATGCTACGGTAGAAATCATTGAATGTGGCATTGAAGCAAGAAAACTAAAGGGAAAATCCGCCTGGGGTCCTGATGAGCAATTCACTTTTGAAATAAACATCAGTCAGGAAAACGGGACCGTGGACGTTGATGGCGTTCAAGTTCCTTTGTGGAAGTTTCCTGACGATCCTTTCACTTTGTTTCGGAATGCACAAATCGTCCTCCGGGCATTGAAACCTGGGCACACCCTCTATGATTGGCGGTATTTGTTCCGGGAAACCTTTGGGGCACTGTTCACCGATACTTGGTCTTTCACCTGGGAAGATTATCACTACCAGGATTTCAGGCGTTGGTGGCTCGGTGCCGCCAGGATGACGGGTTCTTCAGGAACGACCCTTTCGGATCGGACGTTGTTCAGTGATACGACACGGGATTTCACAGCTATAAAACCCGGTGCGACACTTCGTATTCTGGATGGTGTAAATTCTGTCAATGACGGCAAGTTGGGGGCTACAAATTCCCTGACGGAGGAAGAATTCCCTGGTTATTTCAGGGTTGTGGAAATCAGGACCTTTCCGGTCGGGGATGATCCAACCCCTCGGGCTTATACTACTACTCCTTCAGGTTTGTCAGGGACCGCAACTGTGGAGGATGGAAACATCGTCGATCTTTTCCAGAATTGGGCTTTGGTTGTAGAAGGGGAAATCTTGACCTTTTCGGCAGGCCCAAATGCCGGAAACTACCGACTAAAAACCTTGATTGGGTTGCACGGGGGGCCAATTGGGGTTCCTACGGCAACTGGACCTTCAACGAAGGTACGTCCGGCCCCCAGTCTCCTTCGTGTTCGGCGTAGAATGAAGATGGCTGTTTCGGGGCAGAGCTGGGAAGTTGTTGTTGACAGATTGGGTATGCAGACGCCCCGAAGGGTGTCTGGGGAAGACGCTACGCCTTGGTTTGTGAGGTGATTCGTCTATGGGAACCCCTTCCGTAGGTTCCTTGGGTTTGAAATTAGAGGTTTGGAGAAAGACACATGCCGGCCAACATTCAGGTTGAAGTTTGGAGAGGCGGGGTTCGGGTTATCGGTCCGGTTACCAACACCAGCGTTGAAAACCTGTGGAAATCCGATGAAGTCCGTCTGTACTGTCCTGACGACAACCAGACTTCTTACAGATGGGACCTTTCCTACACTCCGCTGGGAGCGCATGGTGATCCGGTAACCGATGTGTCCAGTGCGGTTCTTGATACCCCGGACGCCCAGTCTTGTAAATTTACGGTTGACTGGGATGGTCCATACATTGTCCGGTTGGTCATCAACCGCGGCGATCCCTTAACTGAAGATACCAAATTCATTCGTGCCCGAATCGGTACTTTGTTCGGTGGGGTCAAACTTGTGGGTGCCGGAGAACGGCGAACGACCGCGCCTTACGTTCCTGTTGACGCGTCTACCGTTGGGTGGACGAATGATATGAATACCAACATGGCAAAGATACTGGCAGGGGTCCGTCGTCTGTCCGTATCGGGTCGTATCTTGTACGTGGACGCAAATCGTCCTCTTGGGTACAAAAATGACCAAACGACCAACCCTCCGAATGACCCTACGAAAACCGTACGGTTTCCTGGCACTGATTCAACGAGTGTCAGTACGATGCAGAAGACGGGCGTGGAAATGCCGACCGTCGGGTTTGGGGATTTTGGGACCATTCAGGATGCTATTGATTGGGCGTATGGAGCCGGACGGGCGGCGCCGGTCAAGTGGGCACGGCCAACGGAAGAGATTGCGTCGGCCTTGAATCCTTTCTGGATTGTCATTCAGCCGGGGCTTTACGAAGAAAATCTTACCTTGCGGGAACACATTCACCTTTCCGCTGGAGGTTCCCCACAGAAATCTGCGGTTATTCCGTTTATGGCGTTCGGATCCGCGAGCCTGATTTTGCGTTCTACTTCCGTTATCATCCGGCCAAAAGTTAACGTGTCCCACCACGGGGGGCATGTATTCAACGCTCCCAGAATGCCGGAATTCAACCCCTTGGCCCCAATGCCCGCTCCTGTTGTTACGTTCTTGGAAAACTGTCCTGTCATTCAGATTTCCGGCATCACGATGGAAGTCCGCGATTATTGTCTTGACCCGATGATCACCGTCACGGGGACCGCATTCCTGTCATTCAGCGATTGCAGTGTACTTTCTACGTCCACTGAATTGCTGCAAGGTCCTCTCTTCAAGTTCCTTAATCCGGTGCAAGGGACAGCTACTTCACCCAATATCCAAATTGACTTGTTGGGTTGGGTCAGCAAAGACACTTTTTACGGATATTCAGCAGTGACCGGAGGGTCACATGCTGATAGGTGCGCCGTTTTGTTAGATAGTCGGGTAGCCGTGTTTCATGAAGGTGGTTCTGGCATGGCTGATGCAGTGGAAGGGGGTTTTATCCGGGCGGCATCGGATATGTACACTGCAGGTCCGACCAATATCGGATGCAAGGCGGCGTTTAGTTCCTTGCAGTTTTTCAACTCCATTTTCGGCGGGACCCTGCTGTTTGAAGGGTTGGTAGAAAGCATCTATTTTGACAATTGCGACACCGGCGGCGGTGTCGGACCTGTCTTCATCAATTCGGATGTTGTTCTTCCGGCTCCTCTGGAATTTAGCCCCAGCATTGAATTTAATGGAGGTTCCCTTTGGAATAAGGTGCAGGTCAACGGGGATTCTTTGATGGCGGGATATCAGTGGACTATTTCTCCGAGGCTTGTTTACGGTGCCCGTGAAGTTTTTGTGTTTCGGGGGGATTTGAGCCGGATATATTGCGGATGCGACAGGCTTTCAACATCAACCATGGGGTACATAGCGGATTATGCGCGGCCGGAAAACGGTCACGAGGGGAGTTCTTCCCATCCGGTTTTGCCGGTAGGCCAACCTTGGCCCGTCCTGCCTGGAGGAGAAATTTCTGCTCTCCGGATGCAAGATGTCATGGATACTGTTGTACGCCTGACAACCCCGGAAGATGCAAGTGCAAGTCCGGCTACGCCTCCGGATAACAGCGGTGTCACTGCGAGTTGGACACCCACTCTGAATGCAAATTATGCCGGTATTTGGGGGTTTGACACTACCGACAAGCAGCGTGGTTTGAATCCGGTCCAGGGGCGGGGTGTCGGTCGGAAGATCAACGTCGTGCGGGATGGCGGTATCACAGGTACGGACCTTCCCGTTCAATTGCGTCCTCATCCCAACATTGCGGATCCTTTGAATGTGCATCTGTTCCGTGTTGGGGCTGATGCAACATCAAGTCACGTAGATCTTGGTTTCGTAATGAACGGCATGAACCCAGCCCTCAAAGTTTGGGGTGATGTCGTAGCTGACAATATTTCTGGGGGTGGTTCTCCTGGTGGTGTCAAGATCGTTGCAAAGTCCGGGGCTCCTTACACAACGATCCCTGCGGCGCAGGCAGCTTGTGTAGCAGGTGATGTCATTGTCGTGTATCCAGGTACCTATACGGAAACGGTCACGAATTTGATCAATTCCGTCGTCGGGATAGGCATGCCTGTTGTAGGACCTATTTCAATGGGTCAAACAGGGATGGGCATGCGCTATCTGGTGTTGGATGGAATCACCATCGCCAGCATGGACACCGTAGCATTGACCGTGACAAGCAATTTATTCGGGGAATTGACAGTACACAATTGCCGTATCAACGCCAGCCTCAACAACGCGGTTCCCTTACCAGCAGTGGGGGTAGCCCCGGCTATGTACATCGGGTTGATTACGAGTGCGAAGATCACGATTGTCGATACAGTGTTCAACATCATTTCTTCCAATGTCGGTAAGTCGTCCGGACTTGTTTGTGTTCCAAACCTTGAAAACTACCTTACCTTGTCAGGGGTGACCATGAACCTCCAGCAAGGGCCCGTGACACAAGACGTATCGTGCATTGAATGCTGGACGAACATGTGGGCTACCGTGCGTGATTGTAATTTCCAAATTACGACGAACCCCTTGAATCTTGGGGCTGTGTGCTGCATCCATCATGATGGACTCAGATACATGCGGGTAATAAACGTTCACGTTCAGGTGTGGACGGGTTCCCCTCATGTTTTGGGCGGAACCTGTTGGGTTCTTGACGAAAACACTTCCGTTATTCTGGAAAAGAATGTGACGTATAACCTGGACAACGGTAATTTCAGTTTGCCGGTGTTTCACACCGGCACGGGTCAGATACGCATCATCCCGAGTGAAGGTTCCTTGGTGTGATTGGAAGACTGCCACAAGTCACCCTTCCAAGGGACTGTTTTGCAACAGGACCGTTTGGGGCAGGCCCGTTCCCGCCTCCGGGTTGGGAAAACCTCCTTGGATGTCCCGCGAACCCGGACAATGCCGGGTTCGGAGGCGTTGCGTGGACGACCTATCCAATTCCGGAAGACCTTCCGGGCGGGGGGTTGTTCGGGCTTTCCCCGTTTGGTAGTGTCGTGACCCCGGCCCCGCCTATTCCGGTTGACAGGATGGTTCCGGTCCGTATGGGAGCCCCAACCAGGGACGGGGGGGATCTTGGTGGTGATTCCGGATGGGGCGGTATGGATTGGGGCGGTGATCCGTGGGGTCTTGGCGGTAGTGCGGCGGCAGGCCTTTTGGAAGGTGCTGTCAGTCTCAACGGATATGAAATTGAAGTCTTTTTTTCTGAAGGTTCCGGACCAACTTCGGCGTCTGCTTACGGTCTTGCTCCCATTATGGGAGCGCCTTCAACGGTTGTTGATGCCCGGCAAACGAGCGTATCCATCATCATCACGCATACTGGAACTACCCTCGGGGGTTTCTATACGCTGAGTGTGTCCTTGGATACGGGAATAGAATCGGTTACGCTTTACACGAAAGGGGATATGCCTCCCTTTGTCATCCAACCAACAGATTCAGGTGAAGATATCGTTTTCACCTTTGCTGAACGGATGCTTACGGCGGCGCAGGGATCGGACATTGATGATCCAGCTTCATATGGGTTCACTTCGGTTCCAGACTATCCTATCTTCTTAACCCCAACCAGGATAGATCATCCTTGGACCGGGAACGCCGCCAAAGTTCATATGACCGTCAAGGGAATGACTTCGCTGCGTTACGGTTGCAAGATCAGTCCGGCGTTGGCATGGAATTGGACAGGTGCAGTTCTGCCGTCAGAAGATCCGACTTTGGATGGCAGGGAAGTGAATCCCGGTCAAGGGACTTCAACCATCGCTGAAAACACTATGTGGTTGTCCAGACCGATTTTCAACGTTTACGGTTGGGAATTCTTGGACTTGTCTGGACGGTTGACGACGACAGCAACGTTCAGGGCGGACTTTGAGTTCAATGCGGAATCCATGATATGCCACCCTCCAATTTTGGCGTTTGATAACCCGAAGGTCGGGGACCTCATTGTAGAAGACGGACCTGGCGGAACCCGTATCAACATTCAACTTCGGCAATCTCAAAACGAAGATTGGCTCCGAATTTGGAGTGGGACTTTCAATACGTTTATTCGACAGCCGTGGAGTATCGGGACGAACGTTATTACGGTCATCCGGAACACGAAGGCAGGCATTTGGGCATTCCTTTTTAACGGAACCCCCTTCTTATCCGTTCTTCTTGCCGACCTTGACGGACCTGCGGAAGGGGATGCCCCTGGTGTGATCTGGAAGTTTGTCGGGGACGAATGGTTCAGTCTGGAAGCATTCAATCTCCGGAATGTGAAGGTCACGGCCAGTTCTACCGTGTGGTCCGGTAGTTGGAATTTCCTGCACGAATCCATGTCGAATTTCACGGGTAGTGCCATCCTGGCTCGCGACCACGTTATGACTCGGCGCGGGCCCCTTGTCAAAGATTGGGGTGACGCTACTCCGGCTACGAAAGCGGATGTCAGTGTTTTGGTGTGCGGTGTTCCAGTAGGTGTGGCGGACGTGAACCCCTTCATCGGAAAAATCTTTCCCG